TTGCTGAGGACTTTATTGGTGGTTTGAAAAAACTATTTGAAGATCACTACATAGATGTTCCAGATGAAAAATATAATGTGCTTGAAGATCAAGCTTCTAAAATTGAAGACCTTGAAAAGAAACTTAACGAAGAAATCGAAAAGAATGTTAAATTAAACAAAGACAATGGTGAGTTAAAGAAAGAAGAAATCATAGCGAAATCTTCTGAAGATTTAACTGACGTTGAGGCTGAGAAATTTAACAAACTTGCTGAAGAAGTTGAGTATTCTAACGAGGAAGACTTCACATCTAAAGTAAAAACTATTAAAGAGTCTTACTTTAAAAAAGAAGAAGTTAAATCTGATGATATAGATGATGTGGCGGTAAGCGATGGCTCTGCGCAAGATCCTGCGGAGTTGACAAACAGCATGGCTGCTTATAGCGCCGCTATAAGTAAAACAAAAGACATTAAATTGTCTAACAAATAATAATATAGAGGGAGAGAAGACGATATGTACTTATCTGAAACTTACGAAAAAAAATGGCAGCCAGTCCTAGAACACCCTGATTTACCAAAAATCTCGGATTCTTACAGACGTGCCGTTACAGCTACTATCTTGGAAAACCAAGAAAGAGCACAAAAAGAAGACGCTGCATTTATGACAGAAGCTGCTCCTACTAACGCAACAGGTTCAGGCGTATCCAATTGGGATCCGATCTTAATCAGTTTAGTTAGAAGAGCAATGCCAAATCTAATTGCATACGACATTGCAGGCGTTCAGCCGATGACAGGTCCAACTGGACTTATCTTCGCAATGAGAAGCAGATTTACTTCACAAACAGGAAACGAAGCATTGTTTGATGAAGCAGATACTGATTTCTCTGCTAGAAACGCAGCAGGTGATTCAACAACTGGCCAAGAGGCTGGCGCAACTGGTAATGAAGCTGGAGGACACTCTGGTTCTAACCCTGCGTTACTAAACGACTCACCAGCAGGTGCTTTCCAAAAAGGTACTGCAATGACAACTGCTACTGCTGAAGCATTAGGAGACGACTCATCAAACAACGTATTTGCTGAAATGGCTTTCTCAATTGAGAAATCAACAGTAACTGCGAAGTCTAGAGCTCTTAAAGCAGAATACACTATGGAACTTGCTCAAGACCTTAAAGCAATCCACGGTTTAGATGCAGAAACAGAACTAGCAAACATTTTATCTGCTGAGATCCTTGCGGAAATCAACAGAGAAGTTGTTAGAACTGTTTACATCAACGCTGAAAAAGGTGCATCTGCTAACACAGGTACAGTAAACACTACTACTGAGGGTATCTTTGATTTAGATACAGACTCAAATGGAAGATGGTCAGTTGAGAGATTCAAAGGACTAATGTTCCAAGTAGAAAGAGAAGCTAACGTGATCGCACAGAGAACAAGAAGAGGAAAAGGTAACATGATTATCTGTTCTTCAGATGTTGCCTCTGCATTACAAATGGCTGGTGTACTTGACTATGCTCCTGCATTAAACAATAACCTAAACGTTGACGACACAGGCAACACTTTTGCTGGTGTATTAAACGGTAGATTTAAAGTGTACATTGATCCATATTCTGCGAACAATACTGCAAAACAGTATTTCGTAGTTGGATACAAAGGTACATCACCATATGACGCTGGATTATTCTATTGTCCATATGTACCTCTACAAATGGTTAGAGCAGTTGGTCAGGATACTTTCCAACCGAAAATCGGTTTCAAAACAAGATATGGCTTAATTGCTAATCCGTTTGCTGAAACTGGTGCACAATCAGGTGCTGCAACTGCAGTAAATGATGACGGTTCTGCTAACTCAAACAGATACTACAGAAGAGTCCAAGTGGCTAATCTTATGTAATCTTTGGGTTATACCAATATCAAAAAAGGCGATCTTTATGGTCGCCTTTTTTATTTCTACTAAATAATAATATGATAAAAGAATATTCAAAACACTTAAAGAATACTGGCCTTTACGTTGGAGCATCTATTTTACTAGCCATTTTACTTATGGCTTTACTAACCTTTCCTAGTAAGAAAAATAGACTAGAATTTATAGAAGAAGAAATTGAGAAAGTACAAACGCAACAAAAAATACTTACTGATAAAGAAAAAGAATTAGAAAAACTAGCGACAGAAAAAGATTGGGAAGAAGTAGATAAGGACACGAATAAATAGTAATATGACAACAATAAACTCATTAAGTCGTCAACCTACAAAACTAGACTACGCATCACCTACACAGTTTAAGTTTAGTATTCAAAAATTACCTAAGGTAGAATACTTTTGTACATCTGTAAATGTTCCTGGTATAGAGTTATCACCAGGTGGTATACAAGGTACTATGTTAAAAGATATACCATTACCTGGAAACAAACTAACTTACGAGCCATTACAAATGAGATTTTTAGTAGATGAAAATTTAGAAAATTTCCAAGAAATACACGGTTGGTTAGTAGGTCTAGGTTATCCTAGAGATCACACAGAATTTCAAAATTTACTAGCATCAGGTACAGATAGATTTCCTGGTAGAGGTACTGCTGTTAAAACTGAACCTGGTAAAGATAGAAATGCCACTGCAGATACAGGTGGTACTTATTCAGATGCGACATTAACTGTTTTGTCAAGTAAAAATAACGCACAAGTAGAGATAAGATTTAGAGACGTTTATCCTACTGGTTTAACAGGATTACAATACGATCAACAAGCGGGTGATGTAGATTACTTAACAGCGACTGTATCATTTCAGTATCTAGTATATGATTTTGCGTCAGTAGGGTCATCTACAACAACTGTAACCACATCATAGACTTTACAAAACAACGTTTTTGTGATAGAATATATATTATGGAGTTATTATGGATTTAGAACAATTACAAGATTTGGCTGAAAAAGACCTTAAAATTAACGATACCGAGTTAGACCTCGAATCACTTAAAACACCTCAATTACATAACAAGTATTTAAAGTTTTTAAACAAGTGGAAGTTATTACAAACTAAAGCAAATATAGATTATTATAAATTAAGAAAAGAAAAATGGGAATACTATACAGGTAAAGCACCTCAACAAGTATATGCAGAAAGACCATTTAACTTAAAGATATTAAAAACAGATATAGACAAGTATATGGAATCAGATGATGAACTTGTCAAACTTAAATCAAAAGTAGAGTATATTCAAACAGTCATAGATTTTTTAGATAGTACAATCAAACAAATATCAAACCGTGGTTTTCAAATTAAGAACGCTATTGACTGGAGGAAATTTACTAGTGGCGCTATCTAATAATGACAACCACCCGTTACCTAATCATAGATAAAGTAAACGAAGTATATCTTAAAATAGAAGCCGAGGCTGATATTCGTAGGGAACTTGGCGAGTATTTTACATTTGAAGTGCCTGGTTTTAAGTTTATGCCTCAATATAGAAATAGAGTTTGGGACGGTAAGATTAGATTATTCTCATATGCGACTGGTAAGATATATGCTGGTTTATACCCTTACATAAAAAATTGGTGTAAAGAAAATGATGTACATATTGTAGATGGTACAAAAATCACACTTACAAAAATAGAAAATAGTAAAATTGAAAGTAAGTGCAAGTGGTCGCCTTTTGATGGATACCAATTTAAAGGAACGCCAGTTGCCACAATAATTAACGGAGCAATAAAAATGAAAGATGGAAAAATATTGGGAGAACCTTCTGGAAAACTAATGAACTTTAATTAATTCCTGTTTTTGATGAGTAAATATTTACTAATGTTAAACCAATAATAATTAAAAACATTCCTAGAACCACTTGCCAACTTAGAGCCTGTCCATAAAATATATAGCCAAGTATTGCTATAGTAAAGATTCCTAAACCACACCAAGTTGCATAAACTACAGCCAAAGGAAGTTTAGTTACTACTATAGATAGACAAAAAAAGGCACAAATATAAAATATTATTAAACCTGCCGTTGGTAAAGGTTTTGTGAACATTTTTGTCACTGGGA